GGTAAGGCCGAACAATATATGAAGGATATCATGACACGGTATCGCAATAAGCTCGTCTACAACTCAAAGACTGGTGAGATTAAGGATGACCGTAAACACCAATCTCTACTCGAAGACTTCTGGCTTCCACGCCGTGAAGGTGGTAGAGGTACCGAGATTCAAACACTTCCGGGTGGTGAGAATCTTGGCCAGATTGATGATATCGTATATTTCCAAAAGCGTTTGTATCGTGCACTGAATGTTCCGATCAATCGCCTCGAGCAGGAAGCACAGTTCTCGCTTGGTAGATCTACAGAGATTAGCCGAGACGAATTGAAGTTCCAGAAGTTTATTGATAGACTTCGTAAAAGATTCTCTATGCTCTTTATGGGCATCTTGAAAACACAGCTCGTCCTGAAAGGTGTTATCACCGAGGATGACTGGAATACTATGAAGAATGATATTGTCGTGGACTTTGTTCGTGATAATCACTTTACCGAACTGAAGGATCTCGAAATCCTTCGTGAAAAAGTTCAGACTCTTGATATGGTTAACAACTATGTGGATCAGTACTTCTCAAGAGAATGGATTATGAAAAACGTTCTACACTTCTCTGATGAGGACATTGATAATATGGCTCAGCAGGCTCAAGATGAAGTAGAAGAAAAACCTGATGAGGAGCAATAATATGGCTGAACAAACAAATCCAATCGAAGATCTTGTACAACACGCTCTTGCGCAAGATTACAATAAGGCCAATCAAGTCTTTGGTGACATGATGGGTACTAAGATTCAGGATGTCCTGGATCAAGAAAAGATTCGACTCGCTGACCAGATCTATAATGGTGCCGAGATTGTCGACGAACCTGACGAAGATGAAATAGACATCGAAGATGAGGACATTGAAGCAGGTGATGAGGGCGATGCCGAAGCAGAGGCAGAGGAAGATCCTGAAGAAATCGATGACGATTCAGAAGAGCCTGAAGAAGAAGAGTCTGAGGAAGACGAAGAAGAATCTTGATCTTAGTAGAAAATAATAAAATTATAAATATATAAGGATTAACAAGAATGAAAACTTTTTCTCAGATTCGAGAGTTCCGAGGCAGAGAACCAAAGGGGAGTACTGTTTATGATAAAAAGATTAAAGGTATTCGTATCTCTGTTAGAAAAGATCAAGGCAAGTTTGTCACATATGTGGACAATGATCGTCTCGACGCTTACAGATCTCAAAGAGAAGCTGAGAAAGCAGGTCAAGAGTTTGTTAAACAATATAAGGGGTAATAAATGACACAAGTATATAAGCCGCAAGGCACTGAAATCAACGCCCCGACTACATCTGGCGCTGCGACTACACTGAATAATGCTAAGACGGTAAGAGCTGTTAATACCAATGCAACAACAGCGTATGTGCTGTCTCTTAAGTCTGGTTCAGATACACACACCATGACTCTTGCTGGTGGTGAAACAGTAGTCCTAGTAAAAGATTCAGATGAGTCTATCTTTGCAGGTAATGCCTCAGTTAGATTGACTAGAGTTACAAGGCCAAGATCATGAAGCTAATATCTGAATTTAATGATGTTGGCTTTCAGGTCATTACCGAAGAAAAGAACGGTAAGAAGAAGTATGTCATTGAAGGCATCTTCGCACAAGCCGATAAGAAGAATAGAAATGGTAGAGTCTATCCAATGCCTGTTATGGAAAAGGCTATTGGAAAGTACAATGCCGATCAAGTTTCTAAGGGTCGGGCTGTTGGTGAACTGAATCACCCGGAAGGTCCGACGGTAAACCTAGATAAAGTTTCACATAAGATCGAGGAACTCAAGTTTGAGGGATCCGATGTTATGGGAAGAGCCACAATCCTGGACACTCCTATGGGTAAGATCGTTGAAGGTCTTCTCGAAGGTGGCGTAGGACTGGGCGTTTCGACTCGTGGTATGGGAAGCTTAGCACAACAGAATGGAGCAATGGTAGTGAAGGACGATTTCCTTCTTAATGCTATCGACATTGTTCAAGATCCCTCCGCACCTGGAGCCTTCGTTAATGGAATCATGGAAGGTGTTGAGTGGGTATGGAACAATGGCATTCTGGAACCGCAAGCTATTGAAAAAATGGAGACTGAAATTAAGAAAGCTCCTCGTGCCGATCTCTATGAGACTCAGGTTCGTGAGTTTAAGAATTTCCTCTCGTTACTCAAATCTAAATAATAGGGAGTCAATAATATGACTGATAAAGAAATCATCGAAGATCAGGAAGTTGAACTCCACGACGAAGTAACGGACGAAGTTGTGGAAGAAGCTCACGATCCGAAAAATGCTCCGGCTCAAGAAGTAGATGCAGCTGGCAAGGCTGGCGACGCAACAGCTGCTGGTACACCTCCTGGTGGTACTGGCGTAAAAGCTGAGCCAATGCCTAAGACCAAAGCAGGCATGATCAATGCTATGTTCACTAAGATGAATGGTATGTCTAAAGCAGAAATGACAAAGATGTACGCAGCTTACATGAACAAAGAAATGATGAAGAAAGAAGATACCGACATGGATCAGGAAACTGTATCCGAAATCGCGTATCAGGCTGACTTCAAAGAAGATCTCAATGCTCTGGTTGCTGAAGAAGCTACACTCTCCGAAGAGTTCAAGGCAAAAGCAGAAACAATCTTCGAAGCTGCGATTCGTTCAAAGCTTTCTGAAGAAATTGATCGTCTGGAAGAAAAGTACAACGAAGAGTTGGCTGAAGAAATCAAGACGACCAAAGAAGATCTCGTAGAAAAGGTAGATTCATACCTGAACTATGTAGTCGAACAGTGGATGGAAGATAACAAGGTAGCAGTCCAATCTGGCCTGCGTACTGAGATTGCTGAGAAGTTCATGAACAACCTGAAGGATCTGTTCACAGAGTCTTACATCGACGTGCCTGAGTCTAAAGTCGACCTGGTCGATGAACTGGCTGATGAAGTTGAGGAGCTCGAAGAGAAGCTCAACGATCAGACTGGTAAAGCCATCGCAATGGCAGAGGAACTGGAAGGTTATAAGAAAGAAGCTATCATTCGTGAAGCTTCCAAGGATCTTGCAGAAACTCAGATCGAAAAACTTAAGTCACTCGTTGAAGGCGTAGACTTCGACAGCGAAGAAAACTTTGCTGAGAAAGTAAACACCATCAAGGAGTCATACTTTAACAAGGCTGTTAAAGCTACTGAAGAAGAAATTGATGAAGACGGTGCATTCGAAGTTGAAGCCGGCGATTCAATGGCACAGTATCTTTCTGCCATTAAGCGTACATCTAAATAATAGGGAGTCCTAAAGATGCATAACGTAATCTCTTACGATAATCTCGTCGAAAAGTGGGCACCAGTTCTGAATGAAGAATCTGCTGGTTCCATCCAAGACGCACACAGACGTGCTGTAACCGCAGCCGTTCTGGAAAACCAGGAGCAGGCACTCAAGGAAGAAGGCCTGATCCAAGAAACTAACACTAACGCTGCTGTAACCGGTGCTTCGCACGGTACAACTGGTGCAAACTGGAACCCTGTTCTGATCGCACTGGTAAGACGCGCTATGCCTAACCTGATGGCATATGACGTCTGTGGTGTTCAGCCGATGACTGGCCCAACTGGCCTGATCTTCGCAATGAAGTCAACCTTCCAGAAGACCAAAGCTGGTGTTGCTGACGGTGATGAAGCACTGTTCAACGAAGCACCTGTAGGTTACTCTGGTGACTCGACTGCAACTGGTAACGGTACACGCGGTCCTTCTGGTCTGTCTGGTGTATCCGATACAGACGGTGGCGGATCGCTTGTTGACTCTGGTTCGACATACGTACCGACTACTGGCGATGCTTACGAGACAGCTGAAGCTGAAGGTCTTGGTGTAGGTTCGAACGAAACCTTCGCCGAAATGGGCTTCACAATCGAGAAGGCAACTGTTACTGCCAAGTCGAGAGCTCTGAAAGCAGAATACACTCTGGAACTGGCTCAGGATCTTAAGGCTATTCATGGTCTGGATGCTGAAACAGAACTGGCTAACATTCTGTCGACAGAAATCCTTGCGGAAATCAACCGTGAAGTTATTCGCACAATCAACGCCCAAGCTAAGATTGGCGCACGTCAGTCAAACATCAACACCAAAGGTATCTTTAGCTTGACTAACGATGCAGACGGTCGTTGGAGCGTTGAAAAGTTCAAGGGTCTGATCTATCAGATCGAGAGAGAATCTAACACAATCGCTAAAGAAACACGTAGAGGTAAGGGTAACTTTATCATCTGCTCAAGCGACGTAGCTTCTGCACTCGCAGCCTCTGGCATGATGGATTACACTCCTGCAATGTCCACAAACCTGAACGTTGACGATACTGGCAACACTTTTGCTGGTGTACTGAACGGCCGTACTCGTGTCTACATTGACCCGTATGCCGATGCAGACTACGTAAACGTAGGTTATAAGGGTACTAACCCGTACGACGCTGGCCTGTTCTACTGCCCATACGTACCGCTCACAATGGTTCGTGCAGTGGCCGAGGATAGCTTCCAGCCGAAGATTGGTTTCAAGACTCGCTATGGTATGGCATCGAACCCGTTCGTTGGTGCTTCGCCTGCTGATGGTCTTGCTTCCAACCGTACTAACCAGTACTACAGAATCTTCCGTGTGGACAACATCCTCACATAAGAAATATAAAAAGCATAAACTAGAGGAGGCTTCGGCCTCCTCTTTTTTTACTCGTAACTTGTATAAATAGTAGCATGGCAACACTAACTACAAATCAAAACTACCTTCAGCCTACTGCGTATAAGCTGACCATCGATAGAGAGAACTATCCCAACCTTGAGTTTTTTGCTCAGTCAGTCACGCATCCAGGTATGATAATCAATCCGTCGGAAGTCCCTTTCCGTAAGATTGCGGGTGTACCTATTGCCGGAGGTACGCTTACTTTTAACGAGTTGAGCTCTAATATAATCCTTGATGAGAATCTAACTGGTTATGATGAGATGTTTTCTTGGATTCGTAGAATCGTGGATAATGTTCCAGTGAAAGCGCTCGACCGTACAACTACAAAGGCACCGACTTATTCAGATATTACACTGTCTATTCTAAATAGTTCTAACACAGTACAGAAACAAATCAGATATCTCGAATGTATCCCTACATCTCTTGGTGATATCAACTTTGAATCAACTGCTTCTGGTACAGAGTTTATTACGTTTAACGTAGCATTTAGATTTACATACTTTGAGTTGGTTGCTAGTACATGATAGCCTTTAGAGATCTGTTCGAAGATACACAGTACTTTCCAAAAGAGCCAATGACCGATATACCATTGGCCGGTCCAAACTTCGACTTGGATAAAGCTGTTGAAAAGCTAAAGGAAATAATGAAGACACGCACGCAGGAAAACGAGCAGTCTATTCGCGACCACGATGATAATACCTACCATGCCATTGAGCAATACTGCAAGAAGAATAATCTTGAGTATGACAAGAAAGAACTCGATCAAATAGCAGAACAGGCAACACCGACTATCATGCATTTTAAGAATAAGTTTGATTTGATCAGACCACACAAGCACGATACGTCGATTAAGATTATGGATAGTAAGACTAATAAGACACCTTCGTATCCGAGTGGTCATGCCGCGCAGGCAATGATTATAGGACTACACATGGCCTCGAAACATCCTGAGCACAAAGCCAATCTGATTGAAGCTGCAAAGGAATGTGGATATGGTAGAGTGTTGGCCGGATTCCATTACATGCAGGACTATGATGCAGGTAATGAGCTCGGAGAAAAGATGTACAAACGATTGAAAATATGATATAATATATAATATTACATGATGGAGATATATGATGATTGAACTTGAAAAGATCCTTGATGAGTGGAGAGAGGATTGCGCCATTGACAATATGAGACTAGATGAAACGTCTCGCAATACACCACTCCTTCACGCAAAATATCTAGATCTGTTATCACAGTCAAAGCTTAGACTCAAGCGAGCTGAGCTCAAGCAGAAGTCACTCTTGAAAGACAAGTGGCTATGGTATAATGGAAAGATGTCTCAGGAAGAAGTAGTCGAAAAAGGTTGGGATCCCGATCCTTTCAATGGTCTGAAGATTATGAAAGGTGATATGGATCACTACTATGATTCGGATCCTGAGATTCAAAAATCAGAAGAGCTTATTGAATATTGGAAGACCGTGGTAGCTACTCTTACAGAAATAGTAGATACCATTAAGTGGCGACATCAAACGATAGGTAACATTATTAAATGGAAGCAATTCGAGTCCGGAAACTAAATCACGCAAATCTTCATATTGATTGTGACTATGCTGCTGCGCAGGAACTGAATGAGTTTTTTAGTTTCTATGTACCAGGCTATAAGTTCATGCCTGCGTATCGCAGAAGAGTATGGGATGGAAAGATTCGTTTGTTTGACCAGAGATCTGGCGAACTACCGGCTGGACTCATCTATCATTTGATTCAGTTTTGCATGACACGTCAATACGACGTGGAACCGATTCGTACTGCCTATGGCATGCCACATGCTGAGGATAAGGTAGAAGCCAAACAGATTCTTAGTTTTGTCGAAAACATGAATCTACCTTTTAAGCTTCGTGACTATCAGTTTCTTGCAATCATGGAAGGATTGCGTAAGAGGAGAGCTGTGCTGGTATCTCCTACTGGTTCTGGTAAGTCACTGATTATCTACGTGCTGTTGTCGTATTTCCTTGGTGTATTACGTGGTGATAGCCAACAGCGTGTGCTGGTTATTGTACCGACTACATCTCTGGTCGAGCAGATGACGTCAGATTTCGTAGACTATAACTGTCCGGATAAGCTTATACATAAAATATATTCTGGTAAGGAAAAGGATCCCGGTGCACCGATCGTAGTATCAACATGGCAATCAATCTATAAACTACCTCGCGCATGGTTCGAACAGTTTGGTATGGTGATCGGCGATGAGTGTCACGGATTCAAATCAAAGTCACTTATGCAGATTATGAACAAGGCAACTGAAGCGGAATATCGCTTTGGAACAACAGGAACACTAGACGGGACGCAGACACATGAGCTTGTACTTCAGGGTTTATTTGGGAAAATATTTAATGTCACCACTACGAAAGCTTTACAGGATAATGACACCCTGGCTCAACTGGACATCAAGAGAATCGTTCTTGATTATGGGGACGAAGAGCGACGGAACTTTGGTAAGAAAACGTATCAGGAAGAAATTGAATGGATCGTGGGAAATGAGAGACGAAACAAGTTCATCACAAACCTAGCATCCGATCAAAAAGGTAATACGCTGGTCCTGTTCAACTACGTTGAGAAGCACGGTAAACCACTATTTGATAGTATAAATAATAAAGTAGGTGAAGATAGAAAAGTGTTCTTTGTCTCAGGACAAGTTGCAACTTCTGACCGAGAAGCCATAAGAGGTATTGTGGAAAAGCAAAAGGATGCAATCATTGTCGCTTCATTGGGTACATTTTCTACCGGTATTAATATACGTAATCTTCACAATATCGTATTCGCGTCTCCAAGTAAATCACAAATCCGCGTTCTACAGAGTATTGGTAGGGGACTACGAAAATCAGACAACAACGAACCAACGACACTTTACGACGTAATAGATAACTTAGGAAACAACTTTGCATGGCAGCACGGAGAAGAAAGACTCCGAATCTACCAAAAAGAAAAGTTCAACAATAAAACCTATAAGATAGAGATATGAGACAACCAGCAATAAAGCAGTTCAAGTTATCGAATGACGATGAGATCATTTGTGAAGTACTTGAATGGGAAACCGAAGATAATCCTGCACTCGTAATGCGTGCACCGCTAAGGCTCATTCAAGGCGAGGACATGGACCGCGGAGTACGATTCTTTGCGTTTCGTCCGTGGATGGGATTCGCCGAGGATCCGGAAGTACTTCATACTGTTAACTCCTGTCATATCATTGGTGAAGTTACACCGTCTGATAGTTTGTTGAGCCACTATAGTGCAACGATTAAGAAACTGCTTACACTTGCTAAAACGAAAAAGACCGACTTCAACATGGACACTTTGGAACAAATGGATGAAGACGAGTTGGAAGAATATATTCAAAAACACCTCGAGGTTGAAGAAACTGAAGAGGAACTAGGAGAGAATGTAGTAAAATTTACACCTCCTAAGGGCACGATGCATTAGATATCCTGCCCCCCAAATAACTTAATTTATTATACCACATTTTCACGAAAAGTACACTACTTTTTTTCGCATTCAATGCAATAAATAATAGTATACAAATCAACAATAATTTGGTATAATAATAGTATCTTTTGAACAAGGAGTACATTATGGCACGACAAAGACGAGCGAGCATTCATTATGTTAATAATGCTGATTTCTCTCAAGCCGTTGTCGACTATGTGACACTAGTTAACGAAGCCAAAAGAACTAAGACAGAAATCCCGACAGTACCAGATTATATTGCACAGTGCTTCCTTCGAATCGCTGAGGGTTTGTCTCACAAAGCCAACTTTATTCGCTACACATATCGCGAAGAAATGGTAATGGACGCGGTAGAAAACTGTCTTAAAGCTATCCTCAACTATGATATTTCTGCAGCCACACGAACTGGTAAACCAAATGCATTCGCATACTTTACACAGATCACGTGGTATGCTTTCCTTCGTAGGATTGCAAAGGAAAAGAAGCATCAAGATATCAAGATGAAGTACCTAACAAACTCTGGTATCGAGAACTTCTTGACAGCAGAGGAAGGTGAGGATATTGGCAACTATGTAGTCGGCCAGTTTGTCGATACGTTGAAAGATCGTATAGATAAGATTAGAGGTTTTGACGAAGAAGTCAAGAAATACGCAAAAGAAGAAAAGGTTAGACGTAAACGTACAGTTACGGCTGACTCAGATTTAACGGAGTTCATGAATGAGTAAGACATTTATTACCACGGTCATCGAAGATGGAGATGATCTTGTACTTCCCTTTCCGGACACTCTTATGGAAGAGATGAACTGGGGTCTTGGGGACACTTTGGAATGGAGGCTAACTGCCGATGGAGCTGCTGTTATTCGTAAGATTGAAGATCCTACGGAAGTAGCTCGAGCTTTTGAGGGTATAAATGAAACTAGCGATACTGAATGACACTCATTGCGGTATTCGTAACTCTTCACAGATTTTCCTAGACAACGCTAAAGACTTTTACGAAAAGGTCTTTTTTCCAGCATGTGAGGAACGAGGTGTAACACAGATTCTACACCTTGGTGATTATTACGACCATCGCAAGTATGTCAACTTTAAGGCACTCAATCATAATCGTAAAGTATTCCTAAACGAGATTCGTAAGCGTGGTATGTCTATGGATATTATTCCAGGCAACCATGATACGTTCTACAAGAATACAAACGACCTGAATAGCTTGAAAGAGTTGCTCGGTCACTTTATGAATGAGATCAACATTGTTATGGAACCAACCGTAATGGAATACGGTTCGTTGAAGATTGCACTGCTTCCTTGGATTTGCAATGACAACTATGAAAAGTCAATGAAGTTTATCCAGGAATGCCAGGCTGACTGGTGCGGTGCTCACCTCGAGCTCGGTGGATTCGAGATGATGAGAGGTGTAGAATCACACGGTGGTATGGATGCTAAACTCTTCGAAAAGTTTGAGCTCGTACTCACTGGTCACTTCCATGCAGCATCACGTAAGGATAATATCTGGTACCTTGGTAGTCAGATGGAGTTCTTCTGGTCAGATGCTCATGATCCTAAGTACTTCCACATTGTAGATACGGAAACACGCGAAGTAGAAAAGATTCGCAATCCGCACACTTTATTTGAAAAAATAGTGTACAATGACGAAGAAATGGATTATAATAACTATAATACATCAAAACTGGCAAAGCGTTTTGTCAAGGTTGTTGTGGTAAATAAGTCCGATACGTTCTCGTTCGATCGCTTCATCGATCGTATCCAGAATGAGGACATTTACGATTTGAAAATCGCCGAGAACTTTAACGAGTTTATCGGTAGTAACGTACAAGATGAAGGCCTGCAAGTAGATGATACTCCTAAGCTTATGGATGATTATATCGAGGGTGTTGACACAGATCTCGACAAAGAACGAATCAAAATCCAGATGCGTGAGCTCATGACACAAGCACAGGCCCTTGAGATAGCATGATTTTATTTCAGAAGATTAGATACAAAAACTTCCTGTCAACAGGAAATAACTTTACCGAGATCGACCTACGTAAAAGTAAGACGACTCTCGTTGTTGGTCAGAACGGTGCTGGGAAATCAACCAGGCTCGATGCACTCGCTTTTGCATTGTTTGGTAAGCCACACCGTAACATCAACAAGCCTCAACTCGTAAACTCGGTCAATGGCAAGGGTTGTGTCGTTGAAGTTGAGTTTACGATTGGTGCTGCAGCATTTAAGATCGTACGTGGTATCAAGCCAGGAATCTTTGAAATCTGGAAGAATGGCGAGATGATTAACCAATCCTCTCATGCCAAAGAGTATCAGCGTATTCTCGAAACAAACATCCTGAAGATTAACCACAAGTCATTCCACCAGGTTGTGGTACTTGGCTCGTCAAACTTCATTCCGTTCATGCAGCTGAATCCACATAATCGTCGACTCGTTATCGAAGAGTTGCTCGATATTGGTGTGTTCTCGAAGATGAATCAACTATTGAAAGAAGAAATCAATGTCATTAAAGATTCCCTAAAAGATCTCTCCTACAACATCGACCTCACGAAGAATAAGGTAGACACTCAGAAAAAATACATTGCTGATGTCTCCACTCTGACTGAGGAGAACAGGAGAAACTATGAACTTAGGATACAGGAATCGCAGGATAACATCGATGACTTACAAGCTAAGAATAGTGAGCTTAGCTTGGGCCTCGACGAATCTATTCGAGAAGCCGAGGAAAGGATGGAGACTCTATCTAATCAACGCCAAACCCTTTTGCTCAGAGGTCAGGATACTCAGACGAGGGCAAAGGAAGTCGCCAAACGTGCCATGTTTTTCGAAGAGAATGAGGTATGTTCCGTATGCGACCAAGCCATCTCAGACTCGCATAAATCTCGCATTCTCGGAGCAGCGAAAGAAGAAGCCAACGAGATTCAACGCGAACGCCGTGAGGTTAGTGAGGCGGGGACCACGGTGGAGGAAGAGATTAGCTCGACCAGCAGCGTACTTCGAACGCTTCGATCTAAAGTATCTGAACTCAGTGAGAACAACGTCCAGATCACTGCGTTCCAGAAACAAATACAAGAATGCCAGCTATATCTCGAAAAGGATGTAGGCGCAGATCTTCAACAGGCTAATCGTGACCTGGAAGCTATTCGCGAAGAACTCAGCGAGTTTAACGATAAGAAAATCAAAGCGAATGACGAGTATACATATAAACTCGTCATCGCAGAAATGCTCAAGGATACGGGTATTAAGACGAAGATTATCAAGCAGTATCTACCTGTTATGAATCAACTGATCAATCAGTACTTACAGGTTCTTGATTTTTACGTACACTTTGATCTTGACGAGGAGTTCAATGAAACGATTCGTTCAAGACATCGTGATGAGTTTACGTATGACTCATTTAGTGAAGGTGAAAAGCAGCGTATTGATCTGGCACTACTCTTTACTTGGCGTCAGATCGCAAAGATGAAGAACAGCGTGTCAGCAAATCTTCTGGTTCTCGATGAAACATTCGACTCATCACTGGATGATGCCGGTGTAGAGAACCTGCTGAAGATCCTTTACACACTCGATAATGATACAAACGTATTCATCATTTCTCACAAAGGCGAGATCCTTGATGGAAAGTTTGAAGACAAGATCGAGTTCAAGAAAGAAAAGAACTTTTCACAAGTCGCAGCATAAAGTGGTTTACAAATCAATGAAACTGTGGTATAATACTAGTAATAATCGAAACAGAGGTACATTATGGAACTAAGCGATAACACTCTATCAATCCTTAAGAATTTTTCTGGTATCAACCAGAATATCATGATTCGTTCTGGTAGTACACTAAAGACTATCTCAGAAGCTCGTAACGTCCTGGCATCTGCTCAGGTACAAGAAGAGTTTCCTCGTGACTTTGGTGTATATGACCTGAACGAGTTTATCGGTGTGCTCGGTCTTGTAGACACGCCGAACCTCCAGTTTGAAGATGAATACGTACGTGTATCATCCTCATCTGGTAGATCTAAAGTCAAGTATTTCTTTTCTGCCGAAGAAACACTGACTGCACCTTCGAAAGATATTAACATGCCAGAAGCTGACGTCAGCTTTACGCTTGACAACGAAACGTTGAACAAACTCAAGCGTGCAGCAACGACTCTTGGTCATGAAGAAGTCTCCATCTCAGGCAAAGATGGTGTGCTGAGTCTTTCGGTTGTCGACAGCCAGAACATGACATCTAACGCGTTTTCCATTGACGTCGATGGTACGTATCCTGATGGTGCCGTGTTCAACTTTATCCTTAATATCAACAATCTCAAGATTGTGTCTGGAGACTATGATGTTAAGATTTCATCAAAACTGATTTCTCAGTTTACCAACAAAAGCACACCAGTCAACTACTGGATTGCGCTTGAAAAATCATCAACTTTTGGAGTATAGACATGTCTTTGAACGAAACCGTACAGCAGCTGAGTGATCTTGCTAATAAGAGTTCACGCTCTACAGTTGCAGTGATTGATGCCATGACACAACGTGGCGCTTTCAAAGGTGAGGAGCTTTCAACTATTGGAAGCCTCCGCGATCAGTGCATTCAAGTTATTCAAATCGTCGAGAACCTGGAACAGGAAGCGGCGATGGCAGATGACGACGACGCTGAAGAATAAGGGTTGCTACTTAATAAGCACGCGCGGGGCCACGGTTAGCCCCGCAACTTATTGCCTTTACATTGGCCACGTCTTGTGGTATAATGTAACTTATATTATGGAGTATGCGAATGTCAAAAGATTTTCTTTGGGTTGAGAAATATCGCCCTACTGCTATTTCTGATACGGTTCTACCAACAAGTTTGAAAGAAACGTTCCAAGAAATTATAAATACCGGTGAACTTCCGAATATGTTGTTTGCCGGCACAGCCGGTCTTGGTAAGACTACGGTTGCTAAAGCTCTATGCAATCAGCTAGAGCTTGATTATATTTTGATCAACGGTTCGGAAGAAGGTAACATCGATACACTTCGCGGAAAGATCAAACAGTTTGCCTCGAGTGTTTCGCTACAAGGAGGATACAAAGTTGTCATTCTGGATGAAGCAGATTATCTCAATCCACAATCAACACAGCCAGCTCTCCGCGGGTTCATTGAGGAGTTTAGTAACAACTGTCGTTTTATTCTAACTTGTAACTTCAAGAATAGAATCATCGAACCGTTGCACTCTCGCTGTGGCGTCTATGAGTTCAACACCAGCAAGAAAGATCTTGTTGGTCTTTGCGAACAAATGATGAAACGCGCTCAGCATATCCTCAAGACAGAAGGTGTTGAGTTTACCGACCAGTCCATCGTGCCTGTTATTATGAAACATGCACCAGACTGGCGTCGTGTCCTGAATGAGCTACAGCGTGGCTCAGTGTCAGGCACCTTTGCGTATTCGGAAAAGTCTGACGACACCGACGAGCTATTCGGCTATCTCAAGGAAAAAGATTTCAAGAAAATGCGTGTCTGGGTCGCTAATAATATAGATACAGATGCAAGCGCAATCTTTAGATCTCTCTATGATCGGATGAGCGAAAAGATTGCACCACAATCAATCCCGCAACTCGTTCTTATTCTTGCAGATTATCAATACAAGAATGCGTTCGTTGCCGATCACGAGTTGAACGTAGTTGCATGTCTTACGGAGATTATGGCAAATGTCGAATTCGCTTAAACTGTACACTCAAAACAACTGTTCTTACTGTGATGCTATGAAGTCTAAGCTTGACTCGTGGGGTTATAAATATAATGTGATTAACATTAGTGAACAACCTGATGCTAAACAATTCTTGAAAGATAGAGGACACCGAGTTGTGCCTCAACTTTATGATGATGGAGTGCACTTAAATAAAGTTGACACTCTTCGATTCACAAAAGAAATGCTAGAACACGCGCTATCTTGGGGCAACGATGCATACCAAGGTGGTGTGGAGAACTTCGGATGAATAAAGCCTGGCGAATATGGGCTAGGACAATAGGGAGTAAGATCAGTGAAGACGACAGAGAAGCAGACATCGCAGCAATCTTCAGAACGATATGGGTTATTACGCATCTGGTTGCATGCTTTTTTATTATCGTACACAATGCGGTAAAGTTAGGTTGGTTATGATTAGTGATGAAGACTTTCAGTTTCTACTCTTTGAAAGCAGTGATTCAAAACGCGCTCTAGAGATTGGAACAGGTACAGGAAAAAGCACCTGTGCCATAGCAGCAAGTGGTACACGAGTTTATACGATCGATCGTGATGACCACTATTCTTATTATGGTTTGAAAAACGTTGAACGTTATCGTATGGAAAGCAAAGACTTTTGGGAGCACGACATGTATGGTCAGCTCTGCCAGTTTGACTTTGTCTTTGTTGATGGAAGCATTGGACCAGGCGATTGCGAAGAGATTGTAAAGCGCTGTTCAAGCGGTTTCAAAATTATCTTCCACGACTATGTACCCGATGATCCGTTGCCGAATATAAATAAAGGTGGACATAACTTGGGAAAGTTTCTCAAGACTATTATGCCTACACACGAGTTTGACGTATATTATGGAGGCACTCATTGTGCCGCAGTGGAGTGTAAACGTGAATCCCTTTGATTATTTGAATGACATCAACTATGGTAAGACTAATATCATGGTCGATGATATCACCGAAAAAGCCTACAATCCATTTATGGTAAACCGCGGCCTGTCATACTTCAATGACACCGTACTCATGGCGAACGAGATGAATATGAACGCTCATCTCGATAATCGTCTTCAATTCGATTTTCTTATAAATATAGTACGGAAGAAGAAAAGATTCTCCAAGTGGGCCAAAGCCCAAATGACTGATGACGTGGAAGTTGTAAAACAATACTATGGCTATAGCAATGAAAAAGCAAAACAAGCCTGTAAACTTCTTTCGTCTGATGAGATTAACGAATTGAAAAAGAAGGTTTATAAAGGTGGAAGAAAATAAAATAATCGAGTGGACACCTTCCTCGATGCTTGAGGTTAGTCTGAATGAACCAGACGATTTCCTTAAGATCCGTGAAACGTTAACACGTATCGGTGTCGCATCTCGCAAAGAAAAAAAGCTTTTCCAATCTTGCCACATTCTACATAAGCAGGGACGATACTTCATCGTGCACTTTAAGGAGTTGTTTCTGCTGGATGGAAAGAAGTCAAATCTCGAAGAGAACGATATTGCAAGAAGGAATACGATTGCACAGTTAATGAGTGACTGGGGTCTAATCACGATCGACAACGCCGAGCAGGTCAAGCCTCTAGCTCCACTGCGTCAGATTAAAATCATACCGTACAAGGAGAAAACAAAATGGGAATTGTGTCCAAAATACAACATTGGTTCAAAGTAAAGTTTGTTGGCGACTTGTCACAGCACCGCAAACATGTTGTAACCGAAACAAAATTTAGATACGAAGATTTGTGTATGTAGGGGTTTACATTCACGAAAAAACCACTATATATATTATAAGGCATGCGGATAATCCGGTGCCACTTTAACCTTGCTAGTCTATAGGAGGAACATATGACTGGATTTGTATACCCACGTTCTGGGTTTATTGGTTTTGACCACATCTTTGATCAGCTTGAGAATATTCACAAGCATGCAAAGGATACCTACCCGCCACACAATGTCGTAAAAGACGATGACGCTAAGTTCACCGTTGAGATGGCTGTGGCTGGATTCAAGAAAGAACATATCGATATCGAAGTAAAGGACCACGTTCTTACGATCAAGGGCGAGCGACCAAGTCGTCGTGAGCAGGATCGGTATGTCCACAAGGGTATTAGTGCGAAGAACTGGACAAAGTCATTCAGACTATCGGAGTATACCGAAGTAACCGGAGCGGACCTTGAGGATGGGATCTTGGCTGTCAACCTAGAAGTCGTCCTACCAAAAGAGAAGCAGCCTCGTAAAATTTCAATTGGAAAAAACGAGGAGTCAAACAATGACAACAATGGTACTCAGCTACTCAGAGAAGGCGATTCACCTAAGTGAAGCTTTCTTAAAGGCATTCTGGAGAGGATGCGTTAAAACACTTCAAGGCTTTATGATTGGCTACATGATTGCTAGGCAAACACAAGCTAATCGTTACGTTGCTGAACAAATCTCAAGATACGAATACAATGGTAATAACTACCATCAGATTCTACATGAACTGAATGCCAAGACTATCAAACAAATCCATGAGGAGTTTGATAATGACTAAGATCAAAGCATTTTGGAAAAATCTTTGGATGGACCCAGTAACAAAATATCTTTCACAGTCTACGGATCACGTTGATCTGGAAAACAGAATGAAGGAACTTCAGAGAAAAGGAATCTGGATATAATGTGGCCATACACTGAAGAAGAGAACGATATCATCTCTAAGAAAAGATAAATAGAAGGGCGGGAGACCGCCCTTTTATTCTTGGAGGCGCAAATGGAAAAAACCAAATGTCCATGTGGACATGACTGTCACTGCGGCGATGAATGCAAAGATTGTGTCAATGATGTTTGCTATGACTGTAGATGTGACGAAAACTCAAAGGACATTCCGGACTCATTTACAAAGAGGAACTAGACATGCGAAGACTTCAACAGATGATTGAAAAAAGTCTTGAATCACCACAAGATAAGTATATCAAAACAAGGATTGAACAACTCAAGCTAGATATGGAAAAGGCTCATGATGAGCACGATAAGATGTGGTATAACCGCTGCATCCAAGAACTGAACTGGGCATTGCAAATGAGCAAAAAGCCAACACATAATTGTTACATGCAAGAGGATAAAGAAGTATGGACCTGAATAAACTAAGAGAAGAACTAGAGTACGACGAAGGTGTTAAGTATGAGATCTATAATGATCATCTTGGCTATCCTACATTTGGGATTGGTCACCTGGTGCGTAGCTCTGATCCTGAGTATAACCAGCCAGTTGGAACACCTGTCTCGGAAGATCGAGTTGCAGAAGCATTTGACAACGACATTGGAGTCGTGCTTGCTGACTGCAAGAAGTTGTACGACGACTTCGACGACCTGCCAGAAGAAGCACAGCGAATCATCGCCAATATGCTCTTTAACGTTGGACTTCCTCGACTCTCTAAGTTCAAAGGAATGAAAGCTGGTGTAGACGCGCGCGATTGGGAGAAAGCAGCCGATGAAATGGTTGACTCCCTTTGGTATAAGCAGGTAACGAATCGAGCTGACAGGCTCGTTGAAAGAATGAGAAATATCACAATTAGTGAGATTCCAGTGTAAAAAAAGGTGTACAAACTCCGCAAGATTTGGTATAATAATATTATGAAGTTGGAGGTAGTATGTCTTTTTACACGTCGGTCGTTCGTTACGGCAACTCAATACTATATCGTGGCTACAATGCTCACGGCAAAAAAATCTATAAACGCGAAACTGGTTTCAAGCCTGTGTTCTTTACTCAGGCTCAGAAAGAAACCGGATGGAAATCTCTTGACGGCGTAAACATCGCGCCAATCGAGATGGACAGCATGCGCGAAGCAAAGCAGTGGCTGGAGATGAATCATGACGTCTCCGGCCGCAACATCTACGGCAATAAAAACTACATACAGCAATACATTTCTCAACGCTGGCCACGTAATGTCGAGTGGAAGCGTGAGTTTATTGACGTAGGTACATTCGATATTGAAACAGAATATGATGATGGCTTCCCACATCCACATGAAGCCAGTCAACGTATTCTGTCTATCACATACAAGTCAAGCAAATCAAAGCTCTACCACGTATGGGGGTATGGTGCTTTCGATACTGAGAAATCTCTTATTCAACCTGTGCGCTACTATCGCTGTCGCGATGAAGCAAGTCTGCTTGAAAAGTTCCTGACATTCTGGGCTGATGAATCTCATTGTCCTGACGTTATCACTGGCTGGAATATTCGATTCTTTGATATTCCATACCTCGTGAATCGTACGGCAAAGATTCTTGGTCTCGATGCAATCAAGCGTTTCTCTCCTTGGGGTATGGTGGACTATCGTAAGGTAGTACGTCGTGGCAAGGAAGATGAAACCTATGATATCAAGGGTATTGAATGTCTGGATTATCTCGAGCTCTTCCAAAAGTTTGGCTATTCCTATGGCGCGCAAGAATCATACAAACTGAATCATATTGCGTATGTCGTGCTTGGTGATAAGAAGCTATCCTTCGAAGAATCAGGCTCTCTTAAAAATCTCTACAAAGATGATTTCCAAAAGTACATCGACTATAATAT